AACACTTGGTTCTCCACGTTCTCTTTTGTGGTCTGCTATTTCTGGTGTTCCGGTTAGTTTAGTTGATGGAAGTAGTTCTTCAAATGTATTTCATATTGTAGTATTAGATTCAAATAATAACGTCTTAGAAAGTTTTACAAATATTTCTAAATTATCAGGGGCAACTGATTTACAAGGAAAATCAATTTATTATCGTGATATACTATCAAATAATTCTCAATATATCTATGCAGGAAATGGTTCTCTTGCTGCCAGTGGAAAAGTTAGTTTAACTGGAGGAATTGATTTTTATGCCGGTTCCACTAGTTCTTCTTTTACAGGAACAATAACAGGAAATACTCTCACTTTAACTCAAAATGCTGTTGGGTCATTTGCTATTGGACAAACATTAACTTCCGCTATATATGGTTCTATTAACAATTATAATGGATTTCCTAAAATTGTTTCATTGCTCACAGGAACTTTGGGTCAATCTGGAAGTACTTATAGTATAAGCAATGCTCAAACTATAAATTCTCCCGAATTATTATTTTCTTCCGATATCGGCAATATTTTTGAATCTTATGATTTATATTCGCAAGCAGATAATATTGATGTCGATTTTGTTTTATCTGGTTCTAATCTGAGTAATTCATATCTTCAAATTACTAAAGCACAAGGAATTATTTCTCTAGTTAATTCTAGAAAAGATTGTATTGCTTTTATTTCTCCTTATAATGATTTTATTTCTTTATCTTCTTCTTCAGATCAATTAAATTCTATAATTAACTTTTTTGGAAATTTATCATCTTCATCTTATACAGTATTTGATAGTGGTTACAAATATATTTACGATCCTTATAATGCTACTTATAGATATGTACCTTGTAATGGAGATGTTGCTGGATTGTGTGTCAGAACTTCTTTGAATAATGCTGATTGGGTTTCTCCCGCAGGCACTACCAAAGGAAATTTAAATAATGCTATTAAATTGGCATACAACCCTTCAAAAACAGATAGAGATAAACTTTATCAAGCAAGCATCAATCCTATTGTTTCTTTTCCTGGACAAGGAATAATTCTTTATGGTGATAAAACGGCATTGAATTATCCCAGTGCTTTTAGTAGAATTAATGTTAGAAGACTTTTCCTTGCTATAGAAAAAACAGTTGGTAATTATGCTAAAAATGTTCTTTTTGAAATGAATGATAGTACTACTAGAAATGCTTTTACTAATTCCGTAAATTCATATCTATCTTCTATTTTATCTCAAAATGGATTAGCAGCATTTAATGTAATTTGCGATGCTTCCAATAATACTCCATCAGTAATCAGCAGTAATAATTTTGTTGCCGAAATATATATTCAACCAACATATTCCATCAACTTTATTACAATTACATTTGTTGCCACTTCTACTGGTTTAAGTATTTCCGAAAATTCTACCAATTCTGGATAAATAATTATTTTTTAAAAATTTACAAAGGAGTAAATAACAATGCCTGTTACCAGTAATGTAAGTACATTTTTACAAACTATAGGACAAGGTGTCCGCCCCAATCTATTTTTAGCAACTTTTAATATACCAAAAATAGTATCAGATTCTTATAAAAACATTCCTTTTAACGGAGCTGGTACTACAGGTAATACAGGTACTGGATTGACTCAATCCGATACTATAAACGTATTATGCAAATCCGCTGCTTTACCATCTTCTAATTTAGGAGTAATTGATGTTCCTTTTAGAGGAAGAACAGTTAAAGTAGTGGGCGACAGAACTTTTGATACTTGGACTGCAACATTCTTTAATGATACAGATTTTCTTGTTCGTAATACAATGGAACGTTGGTTAAGCGCAATGAATACCCACGAAGCAAATACTGCCGATTTGTGGACACCTGTTCTTCCTGGTACTAATGCCGCAAATCAAGTAAGTCCTGCTGGATATACTGCCGACATAACAATTCAACAATTACAAAGAGATGCTGCTTTGGGTGGAGATGCTCTGAGAACTTATACATTATTCAGTTGTTTTCCAACTAACGTTTCTCAAATTGATCTTGCATACGATAGTAATGATCAGATTGAAGATTTTACAGTTGAATTTCAAGTTCAATATTGGCAAGCTAATGCTGCCGGTACTATTGGTACTGGTATAACTCCACATGGAACTCCTTCTATAGCATAAATACATTAAATGTATTGTGATATTTAAAAATGAGTCAGTTATTTGGATTCTCTATTAAAGGCAAGGGGGAGGACAAGAAACCCAAAGGGCAATCTCCTGTTCCTCCCAATCTTGAAGATTCAGTAACCACTATCGCAGGTGGTTACTTTGGTTCGTATGTAGATATTGATGGTGTGGCACGTAACGAGTTTGATTTAATCAAACGATACCGTGATATGTCAATGCACCCAGAAGTAGATTCTGCTATTGATGAAATAGTCAATGAAGCAATTAACTCTTCTCTTGATGATTCTCCCGTAGAAATTGAACTTTCTAATCTTAAAGTCAGCGAAAATATTAAAACAAAAATCAGAGAAGAGTTTGAATATATCAAACATCTTCTTTGTTTTGATACAAGAGCACATGAAATATTCAGAACTTGGTATATTGACGGAAGACTTTTTTACCATAAAGTTATCGATTTAGCAAATCCAAGAGCAGGTATTTTAGAACTTAGATATATCGATCCATTAAGAATCAAAAAAGTTAGAGTCCAGAACAAAGATCCAAAAATGGATCAAATACTTGCCGGTGTTCAAGGTTCTGCATATCAATATGACTTTGGTGATTTTGTGGAATACTACATGTATAATGCCAAGGGTTTCATTAGTTCTACGTTTGACGTAAATAATGCCACCAGTGGAGTTAGAATATCAAACGATTCTGTAGCATACATAACATCTGGTATACAAGATTTAAACAAAAAAATGGTTTTGAGTTATCTTCACAAATCCATTAAATCTCTAAATCAACTTCGTATGATTGAAGATGCTTTAGTTATCTATCGTATTTCTCGTGCTCCAGAAAGAAGAATATTTTATATTGATGTAGGTAATCTACCAAAAGTAAAAGCGGAACAACATCTTCGTGATGCTATGGCACGCTATAGAAATAAACTGGTATATGACGCAAATACTGGTGAAATACGTGACGACAAAAAGCATATGTCTATGCTTGAAGATTTTTGGTTGCCTCGTAGAGAAGGTGGTAGAAGCACAGAAATTACTACTCTTCCTGGTGGACAAAACTTAGGAGAATTAACTGACGTAGAATATTTCAAAAAGAAACTTTATAGTTCTCTCAATCTTCCTCCTTCGCGTCTGGATACTGGTAGTCAAGGTTTTAATCTTGGACGTTCTACTGAAATATTGAGGGATGAACTTAAGTTTTCTAAATGGGTTGCACGTCTTCGTAAGAAATTTAGTTCTTTATTTCATGATATTTTAAAAACTCAACTCATTTTAAAAGGAATTATTGTTCCTGAAGATTGGGAAAATATGAAAGAACACATTCAATATGACTATCATTTTGATAATCATTTTGAAGAATTAAAAGAAGCAGAACTTCTTACCAATCGTTTAAATGTAGCAAATTTAATTGAACCTTATTTGGGTAAATATTATTCGGTTGAATATGTTCGTAGACAAGTTTTAGAACAAGCAGATAATGAATATAATGAAATTTCTAAACAAATGAAAGCAGAAATTGCTTCTGGTTTAATTCCAGATCCTAAACAAACTAATAAGATGAACGCCGCTGCACTACAAAATTCTGCGATACCTTCTGAATCAGAATCTACATCTTCTGCTTCTAAACCTCCTGCTTCTAAACCTTCCGACACAAAACCTCCCAATACAAAAACTCCTGCTGCAAATCCCAAACCTAATTCTACAAGTAAACCTCCATCAAAACCTAAGTCGGATAAATCTTTAGAACAATAAATAATAAAAAAAGGATTAAAATTATGGATACTATAGATATTATATCTGCTCTTAGAAATAACGATCGTGCAGAAGCGATACAAAAAATCAATGATTTGCTTTATCACAAAGCAGCAGATGCCATGCAGACTTATAAAGGAGTTGTTGCCGGAACATTTTTTGATACTCCAGAAGATTATGTAGAAGAAGACGAAGAAATATCAGACGAGGAAGAAAGTTAATGAAGTTAATCACCGAGGGAAATTTCGAGAACGTTATAGTTCTCGTAGAAGAAAAGGCAGGAAGAAAAACTCTTTATATTGAGGGAGTTTTTCTACAAGCAGAAGTTAAAAATCGTAACGGTCGTATCTATCCATTTGATGTATTGAAAAACGAAGTAAACCGTTACACCGAACAATATGTTAATCCTGGACGTGCCCTTGGGGAACTTGGACATCCTTGTTTAAGTGGCGATGCTAAATTATTAAGTATAGAAAATGGATGGAAACATATAGAAAATTGTGTGGAAGGAGAAAAGGTATATACTTTAAATCCAAAAACAAAAGAAATTGAAATTAATCCTATTAAAAAAGTAATAATAAATCATCATAAAGGAATTATTTACAATTTTAAAAATAGAGGAATAAACACCAAAGTAACTCCAGATCATAGATTTTTAATTATAAATTCTCGTAATCATACCGAATATAAATTTGTAACTGCCCAAGAAATTTTTGATGACTTTAATGAAAATAATAAATTTTCTAAATGGTATATTCCTAAATATTCTTTTGGTTTAAATATTGATTCTCCGAATGAATATATCATTCCTTGCGCAAAGAAAAAATTTAAACTTACTGACAAAACTACAAAATATCTTTTTGATTTATCTATAAACTTTCATACCTTTTCTGCATTTTTGGGATTGTATTTATCTGAAGGAAGTTGTAGTAAAAAACCCAACAATTCTTTTCATGTTTCTATTTGCCAAAATGAAGGATTTAAAGCAGATAAAATAAGAGAAATTTTATATTCCATAGAAGGTTTAAAATGGACTGAAACTAAAACAAATGAAAAAGTTGTTTGGAATTGTTATGATAGAAGATTGGGAGAATATCTTATACAATTTGGAAATTGCTATGAAAAATATGTTCCTAAAGATTTTATTTCAAAATTAGATTCTGAAACAGCAAGAATATTTTTAGATTATTTTATTCTTGGGGATGGAAGAGGAAATATAAACGAAAAATATAATAAATGTGATGCTTTTAGTGTGTCTAAAAAATTAATTGATGATATTTCACAGATAGCAATAATTGCGGGAATTGGAATATCTAGACACGAAGAAATATGTGAACATGATTATATTTTTGCAGACAGAGTTATAAAAAAAGAAAATAAATCTATTTTATATTTTTGTAGATTTTTAAACACAAAAGGAATATATTTAGACAAAAGACATATAGAAATTACTACGGAAGATTGGAATGATAATGTTTATTGTATTCAAGTAGATAATACCAACTTTATGGTTGAACAAAATGGATACAGTTATTGGACTGGAAATTGTGGACCTACCGTAAATTTAGATAGAGTATCTCACAAAATCGTAAGTTTAAAAGCAGAAGGTAATAACTTCATTGGTAAAGCACAAATTCTTTCTACGCCAATGGGAGAAATTGCAAAATCTCTTTTAGATTCTGGTGTTATGTTAGGTGTTTCTTCTAGAGGAATGGGTTCTGTTCAAGAAAAGAATGGAGCAAATTATGTACAAAATGATTTTATGTTAGCAACTGCTGCTGATATTGTTGCTGATCCTTCAGCACCAGATGCTTTTGTAAATGGCATTATGGAAAATAAAGAATGGATTTGGGATAATGGACTTATTAAAGAAGTAGAAGTATCGAAATATAAAAAATATATTTCTGAATCTACTAAACAAAATCTGGAAGAAAGATCCCTTAAAGCATTCAACCATTTTCTACAAAACTTACAATTTAATAAATAATATAAGAATAAATAGTACATAGAATTAAGAGGATTTTCTAAATGCCAAAGAATTTAAACGAAAAATTTGAGGAACTTGTGAACGAAGCAGAAGGCCAACATGTTGGTATAAATGCTCTTTCTCCAGCAATTGTTCCTTCTCAATCATCTGGACATGAATATATTCACCCAGTATCAAATCAAAGTGTAACAGCAGTAAATGCTAAAGCAGGTAAACAAGATCCTGGATTTAAACTTCCCACTTCAATCGTACCCGATCAATCAGAAGATGATGATGATGGTTCTTCTTTAGAACATCCTCAAGGTGTCGATAATCCTGGAGCAAAATCTGCTAGTCACATTAGCAAAGTAAGAGATGCTCAAACAAGAAGCAATCATCAAGATCCTATGCCTTCTCTCAAATCTTCTGGATATGGATTAGAAAAAGGTCCTGTCGATACTAAAGTATTTGGGATGGAATCCATTAAATATTCAGCAGATGAAGATGTCGCAGCATTGACAGAAGGTGGAGATTTTTCCGAAGAATTTAAATCCAAAGCAGCAACAATTTTTGAAGCAGCAGTTAAATCTCGTATAGAAGAAAATGTAAAAACCATTTTTCTAAAATTAGAAGAAAATTTTACTGCTAGAATCGAAGAAGAATTTACTGCATTAGCAGAAAAAGTAGACGAGACTTTAAATTACGCTATAAATGTTTGGGTTGAAGAAAATCAAATTGCTATGGATGCAGGTCTCAAACTTGAAATTGCCGAAGAATTTATGGGTAATCTCAAGAAAGTTTTTGAAGAAAATCACATTGAATTGCCAGCAGATAAAATCGATGCTGTTGAAACAATGACAGAAGAACTTTGTGAAATGGAAGAAAAACTCAACGAACAGATTGAGAGAAATATTGAACTTCATAATAAACTTTCAGGATACCAAAAAACTGTAATTTTAAACAAAATGAGTGAAGGATTAGTTGACACTCAAAAGGAAAAACTTACTTCTCTTGCCGAGAGTGTAGAGTTTATTTCTGAAGAAGATTTCAAAAATAAAGTCGCAACTCTTATTGGAAGTTACTTTCCTAAACACGTAATATCCAACAACTTCACCGAAGAAAGTCCAATGACAAATATGACTAACGAAGAATACACGCCAGCGATGTCTGCGTATCTTCAGGCATTAGCACGTTGGCAATAATAATTTTAATAAATAATAGTAATAATAATAAAGGAGTATAAAGCAAATGTCCGATACCAGACTTTTGCAGGAAAAGTGGGCCCCAATTCTTAACGCTAATGGAACAGGTCTTAATGACATCAAAGATCCATATCGTAGAAAGGTTACTGCTACCCTGTTAGAAAACCAAGAAAGATCAATTCGTGAAGAGTATTCAATGCTCAATGAAATCTCTGTTAACTCATTAGGTGCTTCCACAGTTTCACCTGCTGGTTCTGCATTATCTAGCACTAACACTGCTGGTTTAGCAGGTTTTGATCCTATTTTAATCAGTCTAATTAGACGTTCAATGCCTAATTTGATTGCTTATGATATTGCTGGTGTACAACCAATGAGTGGTCCTACTGGACTTATTTTTGCAATGAGAGCACGTTATCAAGATCAAGCAGGTCAAGAAGCACTTTACTACGAACCAGATGAAGGATATTCTGCTGGATCTGATGCTACTAAAGGTGCTTACAATGTAAGAAATCCAGACGGTTCTTACAGTGGAACTCCTGGTACAGTTGGTGGAGATAATCCTGCTGTTCTTAACGATTCACCTTCTGGCACTTATGGTGTTACAAAAGGTATGTCTCGTGAGACTTCTGAAACTCTTGGTGATGGTACAACTCTTTTCAGAGAAATGGCTTTCAGCATTGAGAAGACTTCTGTTACTGCTAAAACTCGTGCCTTAAAAGCAGACTACACTCTTGAACTTGCTCAAGATTTGAAAGCAATTCATGGTTTGGATGCTGAACAAGAATTAGCAAACATTCTTTCTTCTGAAATTCTTGCTGAAATCAACCGTGAAATCATTCGTACTGTATACACAGTTGCTCAACCTGGTGCTCAACAAGACGTTGCTACTCCTGGAACTTTTGACTTAGATGTTGATTCCAACGGTAGATGGCAGGCAGAGAAATTCAAAGGTATGCTTTTCCAACTTCAAAGAGATGCCAATGCTATTGGACAATTAACTCGTAGAGGAAAAGGTAACTTTGTTATTTGTTCCGCTGACGTTGCTTCTGCTCTTAACCTAGCAGGTGCTCTTTCCTATGCTCCCGATTTAAATACTGCTCTTAATGTTGATGATACTGGTAACGTATTTGCTGGTGTTCTTCAAGGTGGAATTCGTGTTTACATCGATCCATTTGGTGCTCCTGTCTATTCTCAAGGTGCTGCTGCTAAACATTACTATGTAATGGGATACAAAGGAACTTCACCTTATGATGCAGGTCTTTTCTATTGTCCTTATGTTCCTCTCCAAATGGTTCGTTCTATTGATCCTAATACTTTCCAACCAAAAATCGGTTTCAAAACTCGTTATGGTATGGTTAGTAATCCATTTGTTTCTAGTCAACTATTACCAGGAACTCCTCTTGCTGATCCCGCTCACCCAGATGGACAATCTTTAACTGCTAATACTAATCAGTACTATAGACGTGTTAAAATCATCAACTTGACTTAATTTTTAATATTGTTTATTCTAACCCCCTTATTGGGGGTTTTTTTGTATCCTAAATATCAATAAAAGATTAAATGTATGGTAAAACACTGGTTTAATAGTCAACCAACAAATAGAAATTTTCTTGCTCCAGCAGGATTTAAAATGAATTTAGATCTTTTTAATGGAGTTGATTTTTTCTGTCAAAAAGTTAATTTACCCGATATAAATGTTCCTAATGCATCTGTGGGAAGTCAATTTAGAAGTATTCCTCTTATATCATCTGGTGGTTTAACATACGGAAATCTTTCATTAAGTTTTATAGTTGATGAAGATTTAAAAAATTATTTAACTATTTACAATTGGATTATAAAAAATAATCTTGGAGAAACATTTGATAATCAATACGATCCACAATATTCTGATGGAGTGTTGGAAATATTAGATAGTAACTATAAACCAAATATTTTAGTAAATTTCGAGACTTTATTTCCAATTAGTTTAACTCAATTAGAATTTGATGTAGAAGATACTTCAGTGAATTATTTAACTGCGTCGGTAACTTATAAATTTGTACGATATGTTTTTTCTACAGCATCTTAAGGAATCGTAAATGAAATTTGAAGATTTGAAAATATTTTTTGAACGTGTTAAAACAGAATGGCAAGAAGATAGTAAAATAGATTTTCAATTTACAAATAAACAATATTCAGTTGATTTGGCAAAAATAGCATTGGATATTCCTTATCAACATAATAAATATTTAAATTATCATACCGATTTTTATTCAGAAAAATCTGCTTTAGAATTCCAAAGAAGAATAAAAATAAAAGAAAAAAGAGAATACTATCAAGGAGAATCAAATGCAGAAGTATACAAAGAAAATCCTTTTGGACAATCTATCAAAACTTCTGAAAAACTGAAAGTTTATTTAGATGCAGATCCCGATCTAATAAACATTGAAGTAAAAATTAAATATGTAGAACAAGCACTTTTTTATTTGGATAATATTCTTAAAATGGTATCAAATCGAAGTTATCAAATAGGACATGCTATAGAATGGGAAAAATTTATTAACGGTAACAACTAATGTCAAATTTAATAATCGGGAAAAAAAATGAAGTTTATCTCACCATCAAAGCAGAAGCACACATTCATTATGAACTTTCCGATTATTTTACGCTTGACGTTCCCAATGCTAAATTCATGCCACAATATAAAAGTGGTAGATGGGATGGAAAAATAAGACTTTATTCTCCCGGTACAGGAGAAATATATTGTGGATTAATTTCTCACATCAAAGATTGGTGTAAAGTAAAAAATTATTCTATAGAGTTTGTAGAAAATAAATTTTATGGAGATCCAGAAGAAGAAAATGATTTCTTTACATTAGAAGGTGTCAAAGGATTCATGGAATCTATATGTACCAAATACAAACCAAGAGAATATCAAATAAATGCCGTTTACGAAGGTTTATATCACAATCGTAGACTTCTTTTATCTCCAACAGGTTCTGGTAAATCTTTAATGATTTATGCTTTGGTGAGATATTATGTAGAAAGACAACAAAATATTCTTATAATAGTTCCTACCACATCTCTTGTAGAACAAATGTATAAGGACTTTGCAGATTATGGTTGGGATGTTGAAACACATTGTCATAAAATTTATGGCGGAAAAGAAAAACAACCAGTATGGATATATGTAACCACAGAAGACGGCAATAAATATAAATTTGAAGGCAATGAATATATAAATTTGATAAATAATAAAAGAAAATTAGCAAAAAATTTATCAAAAACTGATGAAATTGACGATAGATGGTTATTATCCATTAAAAAATAACAAATATTTTAAATGGTATAGAAATATAATAATTAAAAGAATTAATTTTCCAATTTCATGTGGAGAATATCATCATATAATTCCAAGGTCTATGGGTGGTTCTAACGAAAAGGAAAATATTATTAAGTTAACGCCAAGAGAACATTATATATGTCATTTATGTTTGATTAAATTTACAGAAGATAAAGATTATTATAAAATGCTGTGTGCAATTAATTCTATGAGTATGCACACATTAAGAAAAAATTTTAAGTATGATAGTAAATTATATGAAATTTTAAAAGAAAAAAGAGTTGAAGAATTAAAAATATGGTTAAAAGAAAATTCTGCATTTAAAGATAAATTAATACACAAAAAAACTATAGAAAAAAGAACAAAAAATGGAACTAACATTTTTGTAAAAAATAATCCTATGCACAACAAAAAT